ATGGCTGCGGAGTTCGAAACCTCGTTCGCCAAAATCGAGGGACTTGTTGGTGTGTCCACGGACCAACTTGGGGAACTGGAAGAAGCCGCGAGGACTCTCGGACCGCAGTTCGGCAAGTCAGCGAACGAGGCTGCCGAAGCATTGTTCTTCATTACGTCCGCAGGTTTGCGTGGTGAGGATGCGATCAACGTCCTGGAGGCATCCCTTAAGGGTGCCGCTATTGGGTTGGGCGAAACGAAAACTATCGCCGATCTTGCCACGTCCGCGGTCAACGCTTATGGTGCAAGTCAACTGGATGGCGCACAAGCCGTCGATGTTCTCACCGAGGCGGTCCGTCTAGGTAAGTTGGAACCGGCGGAACTTGCCGGCGCTATGGGCGCGGTTCTGCCACTCGCGTCGAACCTTCAGGTGTCGTTCGCCGAGGTCGGTGCCGCCATGGCGGGCATGTCCAAAACGGGAACGGACGCGTCAACCGCTGCGACACAGTTGCGCGGAATCTTCAACACCCTCGTCGCACCAACCGCGGAGGCGGAACGCGCACTCGCAGACATGGGAATGTCCGCCGGTGATTTGCGTCAACAAATCGCGGACGAAGGTTTGTTCGCCACACTCGAAACCCTGACCGACGCATTCGACGGCAACATTGAGGCAACCGCATCAGTGTTCGGAAACGTGCGTGCGTTGTCCGGTGTTCTCGACCTTATGGGGGCAAGCGCGGAGGACAACAAGGAATTGTTCGCCCTGATGACGGACGAGGTTGGTGTCCTCGACGAAGCCTTGGAGATTACACAGGACACCGCTGCGAACAAGTTCGCGGTCGCCATGGAAACGATGAAGGCGTCGTTGTTGCCCGTCGGTGATTTGCTTCTCGACATTGCCTCGGACATGTTGACCGCTATGGGTCCGGTCATCGACGAGATGGGTCCGTTGTTGGAGGAAGTGTTCACGGAACTCGAACCGGTCATGGCGGAGTTCGCTGCATTGTTGCCGGACCTCATCCGGTCGTTGTCTCCAATCCTTCCAATCTTCGGTGACATTTTCGAAGTCGTGATGACTCTCATCAACACGGCACTCCCGCCACTCATTGAGTTGTTCGACGTTATAGGTCCGTTGGTCACTGAGATGATTGAGGTGTTTGCGGAGTTCATTGGTGACGCCCTGGAAATGTTGGCACCGGTCCTCATGGACATTGTGGAAGCCATCACACCAATCATCGAGGCTGCGTTCCCCATCATGATGGAACTGATGGAAACACTCATCCCCATCGTGTTGGAACTTGTGGAAATGTTTCTGCCGTTACTGGACTATGTGCTGCCGTTACTGGAGGCGCTCATCCTCGACGTGGTTCTTCCGGCGTTGGATTTGTTCGTCCAGGTCCTATCGGTTGCGTTGCCTTGGGCTATGGAAATGTTCAAGGAAGTTGGACTCGGTCGTTTGCTTCTAGCGTTGGGTGCCTTCTCGGAGGACTTCCAAATGTTCGTGTATGAGTTGCGTCTCGGTTGGGCTAAGGGTTTCAACGANATGATTGCGGTCATCGAGGCNTGGATAAACTCGGCGATTAGCGCGTTGAACTGGTTTGTCGAGAAGGCGAACTCGTTGCCNGGTATTGAGATTGACTTCTCAATGGCGAACGTCACGTTGGGGCGTTTGGACATGCCGGAACTCCCNCGGTTCNTTCGTGACATGCAGTCACAGTTCGCTTCGGCAGTGAACACGGGAACGATGGAGGGCATCATGGCGGCGTCCGGTGCTTCGTTTGCGCGTGGCATCCAGGCACGTGACTTCCGTGGCACTAGCAATCTTCAGGACATTGACTTCTTTTCAAACATCCCGCAACTGGCAGAGGGTGCGCTTGTCAAGTCTCGTCCAGGCGGTATCCTCGCGAACATTGGTGAGGGTAACTTCGACGAGGCGGTTGTCCCGTTGCGTCCTGGTATGGGGTTGGGTTCTAACATCACGATCAACGTGAACGCAGGCATGGGGACCGACGGGGCGCGTGTCGGCGAAGCCGTGGTCAAGGCAATCAAATCCTACGAACGCACTAGCGGTCCCGTGTTCGCGAGGGCGTAATGACAACCGTTGTTGAGATTGGTGCGACGGAGGGGTTCATCCTTGACGATCCGTTCGAGGGTGTGTTGGACACGTCCGAACTCGGTGGGACAGTGTTCCGTGACATCACGTCCGCGTTGATTGACTTGCAGGTGACACGCGGGAAGAACCGTGACCTTGACCGTTATTCCGCAGGCGAGTTAACAGTGGTTCTCAATAACGAGGACCGTGCGTTCGACCCGTTATATACGGGTTCACCTTACTTCGGTGACATTGTTCCGCGCCGTGACGTGCGTGTAACCGTCGACGGCGTGAGACAGTTCACCGGTGTCGTCGATGACTGGAACCTTGTGTACGACCCTAGCGGTCAGTCGAAGGCGCAACTTGTCGCGTCGGACGATTTCACCCTTCTTGCACGGCAACAACTGACATCCGGCACGGCAACCCCGGAACTGTCCGGCGATCGTGTCGGTGTGGTCCTTGACATGGCGTCGGTGGCGTGGACGAAGGCGAGGGATATTGACACAGGGACGTCGACGCTTGGGGCGGACGTGTTTGACGGTAACGCCCTGGACTATTTGAACAAGGTTGCAACGTCGGAACAAGGTGACATTTTCGTTGGTAAGACTGGTGAGTTGCGTTTCCGTGGACGCTTGGATGCCACACCAACATCCGGTTCGTTGATTACGTTCGCCGATGATGGCACCGGTGTTCCTTACACTCGCGTGTCGGTGAACTATGGAACCGAGTTGTTGTTCAACACTGCCGAAGTGACATCGGACGCGGGGGTTGCCACGGCAATCAACCAAACATCCCGCACACAATACGGGGTGAGCGCGACGGAACTCGACACGCTTGTGTCCACGGTTGACCAACTTCAGAACCTCGCCGATTTCACGGTGGCGAAATACAAGGACCCTGAATACCGTGTGGACGCTATCGGCATGAACGTTGACACGTTGTCGACCGCGCATCGTGCCACCGTCCTAGGCTTAGAACTCGGTGACGTCATCCTTCTCAAGTTCACACCGAACGGTATCGGCGACGCAATTGAACAATACGGGCAGGTCATCCGCCTCGACTCGGAGATAAGCAACGACCGGCATGATGTGACGATTGGGTTGACGTCTCTGGACTGGACGTTCCTTGTGTTGGATGACGCCGTGTTCGGTATACTGGATAGTGACCACCTAGCGTTCTAAGGAAACAATCATGGCAGTTCCCGCCGGTTTCAAGACATTCGTCGCAGGCGATGTTCTCACCGCGGCAGAGGTTAACACGTACCTCATGTCTCAGGCGATTCCGGTGTTCGCGAATGAGGCTGCCGCGGGTTCCGCGATTGCTTCCCCGCAGGAAGGTCAACACCGTTTCTTAAAAGACGTGGACGCGTTGCAGTACTATTCTGGCAGTGCATGGGTTGCCGCGGGTGGCGTTTCTGTAGGTTTCGAAACTAACTTTCTACTGATGGGGGCATAAGGAAAACATGGCTACTTCTTACAAGACACTCGGACAACTGGATTTGACATCGTCCTCGTTGACGACGTTGTACACGGTGCCGGCTTCGACGGAGACAGTCATCTCGACCGTTGTGATCGCGAACCGTGCATCGGCTGCGGACACGTTCCGTCTCGCACTGCGAACCGACGGTGACGCAATCAGTGACAAGCACTACCTCGCCTATGACGTGCCGGTTGCCGCTAATGACTCGACGACCCTCACCTTGGGGATTACTATGGAAGCCACCGACGTGTTGAGTGTTGCCGCTGCCGGTACCGCGTCTACGTTGTCGGTCAACGCTTTCGGTGCTGAAGTAGACGTCTAAAGGGGGTAACGACTAATGGCTGTTACTTCTATGGCAAACAGTTCCATCAGGGACTTTGTTAAACGTAACAAAATGTCGCCTGCTACTGGTGGTCCGTTCTCAGCGACTTATTTAGTTATTGCCGGTGGGGCGGCTGGTGGGCGCACTGGAGGCGGTGGCGCTGGGGGTTATCGCGCAAACGTAACTGGTGAAAACTCTGGTGGGGGCGCTTCTGCCGAGTCTGCTTTAAGTTTGTCCGCCGGAACTTATACGGTGACTGTTGGCGGTGGAGGCGCTGCTGCTGCCGGTGGCACCGACGTACAGGGCACTAACGGGAGCAATAGCACGTTTTCCACTGTTACGTCTACCGGTGGTGGCGGTGGTGGCGCACTCACTCTAACGTCTGGAAAATCCGGGGGTTCGGGCGGTGGTGCGTTTGGCGCTGGGACAGGTGGCGCAAGAACTGTGGGTCAGGGTTTCGTCGGTGGCAACGGGGGTTCTGCCGGAAACGCTGCGGCTGGGGGTGGTGGTGCCGCGCAAGCCGGAGAATCAACACCAACTAATGCTGACGGTGGCGACGGTGGTAATGGGGTTGCTTCTTCTATTACTGGGTCGTCTGTCTCCCGAGCAGGCGGTGGGGGCGGTTTTGGGTTTACCACAGTCGGCGTCGGAGGTACAGGAGGTGGCGGCGACGGAGGGCTTGCAACAGGCTCGGCGGTAGCAGGCAACGCAAACACCGGAGGCGGAGGGGGAGGCGGCAACACGGCCGGGTCTGGCGGTTCGGGCGTCGTAATCATACGTCTACCCAAGTCTGCTTTTTTGTTCAAGGGTGCAAGCCATGTTGTGACGCAAGCAACCGACGGCGACGATATTGTTTACACTTTTACCGCCGGTGATGATGACATAAGGGTTGCATAATGGCACACTACGCATATATTGACGAGACTAATACAGTTCACTCGGTTATTGTTGGACCTGATGAGGGGACCGAACCTGACGGTGTTGAGTCGTGGGAAGAATACTTTAGCGCTAAGGGCAAAGGGCAGTCACTCCAAACTTCGTACAACACTAGGGGCGGTGTCCACTACACCGATGGGGAACCTAGTGAGGACCAAAGCAAAGCGCTACGGTTCAACTATGCCGGTATCGGTTTCACTTACGATGA